TTAAGCCAATGTTTGACGCTCAAATGAACGAAGAGTTTAGTCGCGCACAAAACGGCAAGATTGTTTTTGCTGGTGGTCAAGTAAGAGGCAACTTGTTTGCTAGAAACGGTGTAGCTGTATTTGGGACTTGGATATAATGGCAACTAATGAACAAGCATTTATTCCTGAGGCTCCGGCATTTGCTCGTAGCAGTCCTAGTGCTTATTACGCTTGGCTTACCAGTAATGGCTTCCCTCATCAGGTAGCTTACGATCAAACCACAAGCATATTTGGTGCGCCTAAAACCCCAGAACAGATACAAAAAGAGCAAGCAGCAGCAGCTCAAAAATCGGGATTGGCTCAAGCTGGAGGTGTTGTCGGTGGTGCTTTATTAGCGCGTGAGGCTGCAACGGGTTTTCCAACAGCAAGTGGTTTATTTAGTTCGGCACCAGCAGCAGGTGCGGGTACAGGGACTGCAACAACCACTACGGGAGCTTTAGCAGTGCCTAAAGTTGTTGGGGTAAAAGCGCTAGGCGCTGGGGGCGCACAAGCTGGAGCGGGTGCAAGCGCAGGTGGTGCTAGTGGTGGTGCTTCTTTTGGTGCAGTGGCCTTACCTGTAGCAATAGCCGCTGCAGCTATAAATAATGCCTGGGAAACTGGCATGAAAGATATAGTTCGCGGTCGTGGCGACAGAGCTGATTGGACTAATCAAGCCGCAAATATGATTTTGGGAGCTGGCCCTAATATCGCACTTAGATTACTTGGCAAACGCTCTATCGGCGCAATGATGAAGTCGGGCAAATCAGGAGCGCAAAGATTACGCGATGATTTTCGTGGCGATCTAAAGGAAGCTAATGTTGCCGATGATAAGTACAATGTAACCCTCGCAGACGGGACTAAGTTTAACATTGGCTTAGATGGCAAAACCAAATACCAGAATGTTGGCAAAAATGTCGATGGCAAAACTACTCGTAATGCTTGGGATGTAGATTTTTCTAATCCGCTTGCAAAGTTTGCTTCAGATAAAATTGACCCAATGATTCGTGGCATTTATGGTGCTGATGATCCTAAGGCTAAGTTTTTTCCAGGCCAATACACAGGCATGTTGGTAAACGCTGCCACCAGTAATGCTAAATCAGAAGCTGACGTTATGGCTAATATAGAAACTATGTTGGGCAAGTCTAAGTTTGCTCAGCAAGCAGGAGTTGGCGTTACTCCCCCACCGCCAGCAAAAGCAGCAAAAGGGCAGGTAGTGCGAGTATCACCTGGCATGTATGTCAATGATCGCGGTCAGGTAAAACCAGCTCAAAGTACAAGACAGGCCTTAGAAAGCAATTACAACAAGTCTAAAAAGAAGGAGAAAAAGTAATGGCACGCAAAGGAGCAATGGGTAAAGAACCAGCATTACGAGGGGCGGCTAGAAAGGCTTTTAAAAGAGAACAATACAAAAACTTGCCCGGCCCAGGTGGTGAACCTTCAGTTGCGCCAAATCCTGAAGGAAGTGGGGCTCAACAAATACCACAAATAAGTCCTCGCGTAACTGCAAGAGAGCCACGACAAAAAGCGATGGAAAGACTTTCTCCGGGTGTATATCGTGGCGCGGAAGGTGCTTTAGTTGGTAGGGGTGGTCGACCACTACCACAACAAGCACAACCAGCTCCGCAGCCAGGTATGCCTGGTATACCACCAGGGTTTCAACCCAATAAAGGAGTGGGACCAATGCCACCACGAAGCGAAGAAAATTTTATGATTGAAGGTGGACCTGCTCCAATGCCACAACCAGGCGGTAGCTGGATGGGCGGTGCGCCAACTATGCGACCTCAACCACAACCTAATATGGGGGATATGTTTGGTGGTCAAATGCCTCAAGGTCCAATTCAGGATGGCCTTGGAAATTTTCAACCAATGCCTCAACCATCTGCCAACATGGGCGGTCAGTATCGTTTAAGCCCAGGCGTATATGGCAGTCGTGAAGAGGCTATGCAGCAGTTCACCAATCCGCAGTTCAATCCGCAGTTGCAGCCACTGTATCAGCCAGCTATGCCAATGCGTAGGAAGTACTAATGGCTTTCCAGGGCTTTACAATGTCACCGCCCTATGGCGGATTGGATCTAGTCAGTCCAATAGACAACATGGATCCAGCCTTTGCCCTGGAGCTAGTAAACGTGTTCCCTGGAGCTGGTGCGCCTACTGTTAGACTAGGCTACGAGCAGTTTGCTGATATCAGTGTTAGTACCCCTATTAAGCTGCTTGCACCGTTACACCTCAAGGATGGCACTAGTCAGCTTATAGCATGCACAGGCAGCAAGATTTATAGCGTTAGTAGCGCAGGGGTGGTTGCAGATAAGACAGGCACTACAACGCCTACAAGCGGTGATTGGCAGTGGGTGACTTATGCTAATAACATGTACCTATGTAACGGGTTAAACAATGCTCAGGTCTATACTGGCACTGGTAATTGCGCTGATGTTACGTTTACTGGCGTTACAAAGTCAGACCTAATCAATGTAACTGCTTACAAAGAGCGGTTGTACTTTATTGAAAAAAATAGCGCAAAGTTGTGGTATGGCGGGTTACAAGTTACTGGTACAGGTGGCACTCCTGCTCTTACTTCTTTTGATTTGCAGTATGTCTTTACTAGGGGTGGTTACGCTGTTGGTCTTGGCAGTTATAGCAATAGCGCCAACGTAGCAACACAAGACTACTTTTGGGCTTGTAGCTCAGAGGGTGAAATTGTTTTCTATAACGGGATTTATGCTGGCGACCCTACCAGTTGGGGCTTAGTAGCTAGGTATTATATCGGCAAGCCGCTAGGCTATCGCGCATTTGTGCGGGTTAATAATGATGTTTGGATCATTACCGAGCAGGGTATTGTGCCTATATCTGCGCTATTTCAATCTGACCCAGAAGCAGCATTAAACGTAGTTAGCCAGAAAGTAAACCCTCTTATATCTGACTATGCTACCCAGAACAGTTTTGACCATCAATGGTCAGGTTTCTTTTGGCCACAGGGTAGGCGTGTTTACATTAGCATTCCCACCACGGGGGTAGGCTGCAAATTACTAGTTTATTCTATTGATACTAAAGGCTGGACTTTGTTTCAGCTTTATAACGACGAGCACGCACTTGCATCAAATTTGTTTGGCAATTTGCCATACTATGCCTCATCAACGGGCATAATTTGGAAAGGTGAGACAGGTCAAGCCGATGCGGTTACTGCGACAGATAGCCAAGCCATAGCCTATAGCGGTCGAACAGCATTTAGCTTTTACGGTTCTCGTGGCAACTACAAAGCATTTAAGGACATACGGCCTATTATCAAAACCAAGCGCGGTATTACGCTCAACCTTGGGCTGGACGTAGACTTTAAGCGTGCTGCTACCATAAGCAGTGTAGCTACTCCTGCCGGGGTATTTACGCCGTGGGGCAGTCCTTGGGGTAGTCCTTGGTCGGCGGGTATAGAATACGTTTTTGACAGGTTTGCGGTTAAAGGGCAGGGCCATTGTGCAGCAGTGCGTTTTGGTGGTTCCATAAAAAACTCAACCATGCAAATACTAGGATTTGAGATACGTTACGATATGGGTGGACAGGTATAACTATGGCAAAAAAACGAGGCGCATTAGCAAAGGATCCACCTATAAAAATTACACCCGTACTTCGAGGTGAAGCAAGAAGAGAAGCACAAGCAAAAGCTCGTGGTGAAACACCTCCACCTAAAAAAGAAGCTAGGCAAGAGGGTGTGCCTACTCGTGCTGACAATAAAGCCTTGTATGACGCTATGACGCCTGAACAACAGGCTAGGTATCGCAGGATCCGTGGGAACAAAAGCGTAAAAGAAGCAAACGCGTATCTTAATAAGATTGCTCCAAAACCAGCACAGGGCAATGAACCACCTCCAGTTACTCCTGAACAAATAACAGAAGAAGGCTTTATAGGTGCTGGAGGCGCATACCAGGATATTACCCAACAGTTCCGTGATTTTGATCCAATGCAAATGCAGCAGCAGTACGAACAAGTCTATTCACAAGAAATGGACAGGGCTAGACAAAACGTAATGAGTCAATTTGAAAGGCGTAATGCTGAAGAGTTTGAACGTCAGAATGTTGACACGCAGCGGCAAATAGCAGAGCGAGGACTAGACCCAAATAGCCCAGCAGCTCAGGCGCTAATGAAGCAAAATACTCAACGTCAAGACTTGGCTAGACAAGAAGCTATGTCAGCAGCAGAGCAAGCAGCTTCAGGTTTGCAGCAGCAAATGTTTAGTCAAGCTGGTCAAACAGCAATGATGCCATACGAGCAGTGGCAAGCTATACAAGCTCCGTATGTCACGGGTATCGGCGCTCAATATCAACAGCAGCAGCTAACACAGCAGCAAGAGTTTGAAGCTAGACAAAACCGACTAAATCGACAAGCACAAGAACGTATTGCTCGAATGAGTAGAGGTGGTGGTGGCGGTGGTGGACAGGCTGGACCTAGTCTTTACGAGCGTATGCAAGCAAATGCTTTAGGGCAAGGATACGGACAACAGCAACCTAACCCGTGGGCAGGTGTGGCGTCAGGTTTTGCTCAAGGTGTAGGTGCTGGGATAACACAAGGTCTTATGCGAGGTGGAAGCTAAACTATGGCAACACTAGAAGAAGCATTATACGGCCTCAATTTTTCGCCAGCACAAACTGGCTATGGTATCGGCCAACAGGCACTAGCTCAAGCTACCCCACAGCTTATCAACCCCTACGGCTCAACAGGGCAGGCTATTGGTATTAGCCTTGGGTCTATACTGCTGCAGTCATTATTAGGCTATCAGGCGCGTTCTCAGGCCGCACAGGACACCCTCCAGGCTAACACACTAGCCAACCAGATGATGAGCATGACTACGCCACAGGCTAGGACTGACTTTATCGGTGGCTTAGAAGACCCTATGCAGCAAGCTAGGTTGTCTACGCTGGCTACGGCACTGACGGCACAGGAAGCGGCTAGAAAAGTTAGGGCAGCTGATAAATTACTAGAATTAGAAACGGCAGCAGACTTTGAGCTTGGGCCTAAAGGCACAGAGTTATTTAAACGTAAAACGCAAGGTGAAATGTTGCGTCAAGCTGCTATTACGGGAGGCTTTAAGGAGCGACAAGAATTGGAAGATGAATTGCTTAGAAGGCGAGCATTACAACGTAAGCAGTTAGGTTTAGAAGATGTAAATGTTCCTGCCGCATTAAACACACAAATAGCACAACAAACTGCTACCACTAATTTAGCAACTGATATAGCTGATCAAGTAGATACATATACATCTACTCCTGCATTTGTAGCATCGCGTGGTTTATCAGCTTTTGGAGATGATCAATTAAAGCAACGATTAAATAGTTTAGCATCTTTAATTGTATTAAGCAGAACTGGCAAAGCGTCAAATGAAACGGAACGAGCAAATCTTGAAAGCATGATTAAAGGCGATTGGACTGCTGTTAATCCAACTGTAGTAAGCGGTTTATTAAAGCGTTTTGCTGCTGATGAACGTATATTTGCAGCAGAAACTTTAGAGGCAGTTACGCAACGACCGGAAATTTTAGCAGCAGAATTGCGTCGTGCTGCGACGGAAGGTGGGAAAACACAATTTACCACGCGCGTCCCGTCTTACGGCGCACCAGCAGCAGCTACAGTTGAAACACCTACGGTTGCAGCAGCTACTCAGCCTAAAGCGCAGGACAAGCAAGGTCGGTTGAACGATATATTAAATCAAATTAAACAAACAACAGATCCAGCTAGAATTGCAGAATTGAAACGACAAGCAACGGCAGTAATGCAAGGTCAGTAATGGCAACACCAGAAGAGTTATTTGCAGAAATACAAAGCTATGAAGCCCCTGCGCCTTCTCTTGTTGACATACCTATAGGCATGGCTCGTGCTGGTGCTGGATTAGCAG